GGCCATAGAGCACCTCATAGTCCACCGGGTGGCCGCAATCCAACCAAAGCGATTTCGAGATGAGCGGGCTATAGGGGTTCGCACGTTGATTGAGGCGGAGGTTGCGGAACTTCGATTCGAGCGAAGGCAGCGCCTTTGCCTTGGCGCTTTCCGAACGCATGTCCTCCCACGAGGGGGAGACCCCCAACCCAGGATTGGCCAGGTACCAATACCGCTCGTCGTGTGTGGCGACTTCGAGCTTGCCCAACTTCTCTGGCGTGTCGAAGATGAACCCCGCGAAGTCCGCGGAGGCTTCGTCTCCGGCATTGACGCGCATGGCCCGGTCCACCATCTGGCTGAACAAGTGGGTGTCGTTCGGCGCCTGGGTGGACAGGAGCAGGGTGAGCGGCTCCTTCTGGGCACCGAAGCCCGATGTCAGGACCCCGTAGAACTCCTGCGCGGCCCCATCAGGAATATTTGCGCACTCATCAAATAAGATTATGGCCGGGTTGAGGCCGTTGGAAAATAGAAGACATGAAAGCCCACCTCAGGGACCGAGGTTTGGGCAGCCTGTGCGACGACAAGGAGTTCTTTTTTGGAATAGGGCAGGGGTTCAGGGACGCAGACCCCTGCGTTGCGGCTCTGGAGAGGGCCGTCCTGGAGGGCACGATTGCGCACGGGAACCATCCCGTTCTGACCTGGTGCGTCGCAAACACGGTCACGACAATGGACCCCGCCGGGTCGCGCAAGTTCGAGAAGGCGAAGTCCTACGGGCGTATCGACGGCGTAGTGGCCTTGGCCATGGCGTTGCGCGTGCGCGAATTGCTGACGCAGGTGGTGGAGGCGGGGCCGAGCAGCTTCGAGACCGATCTCTGCATGATGTGAAAATGCTTGGCGTGAAGTTGAAATCCGTGTAGTGTAGTTCCTGTCGGGTTGGCCCCTGGCACGGTAGGACAAAGCTCCCAGAACCCCTGGGAAGGAAGCATTCACGCGAGTTCGGCGGCCCTTTGTCCCGCCCGGCTCGTCGGCCTCGCCAGCCGATTGCTTCCTTCCCAGGGGTTTTTATGCCAAAGAAGCTAGATTTATTGGCAGCGTCTCCGCAAGCGCGGCTAACGCAGGCCGAGTTAAAAGCCGCGCTCGACTACGATCCGGAAACTGGGGGCTTCGTATGGAAGTGGCGTGAGGGCACCTGGAAAGGAGTCAATAAAAGATACGCAGGAAAGCCCGCGGGGCACGTAAACCGTGTCAATAAGAACCGGTACATCCAAATAGGGTTAAACGGCGTGAGTTACTACGCGCACCGCTTGGCGTGGTTATACATGACAGGCGAGCTTCCGGAAGCAGAAGTAGACCATATCGACGGGGACGGTAGGAACAATCGCATCGGTAACTTGCGTTCGGTCACCATTCGAGAGAACACCGTTAATATGCCGTTGCGTAGTGATTCCACTACCGGGGCGACTGGGGTTTGTTGGGACAAGATGTACCAGAAGTACCTGGTTCGGGTCAGCCACAACGGAAAACCTGTGCACGGTGGGCACTTCGTAGCGTTCGAGGACGCTGTTGCCCGTGCGCAGGCCATGCGCCGGGAGTTCGGGTACCACCCCAACCACGGGCTGACCAGAGAGCAGCGGGCCGCCACGTCGCAGGTACCGGGTCAACCCGCGTAACACCCCCTTGCACCCACTGCAAACCCCGTTACACTATCGCGCATGAATGCCAGGAACCGACCAGGAAGACGCGAGCGCGGCACCCGCCCCCCGCCGAACGACCCGCCTGAGTAGGCTCTTGGTGCATCCGCGCTGACGGTGGCCCCCATGGGTAACCGGGCAACCTAGCTATATAGGTACGCCCGTCATGCCCCGAACCGCAGTATTCAAGGCCCTAGCGCTCGCCCACAAGGCAGCGTCCCCAGCGCCCAACCCCGATAATTTCCGTATGGTCGTATCGTCTTCGGACATCGACTCATACGGAGATGTCGTCCTCCTGTCCAAAATCGACTGGCGTTACCTCAACAGTAACGGGAGCCTCCCGTTACTGTTCGGGCATGACTCGCGCCTAGTGGTGGGCCTTGCCAAGGATTTCGAGGTTGTTGGCGGAAAGCTCATGGCGACCGCCCAACTGGCGAAGGCGGGCACGTCCGCAGATGTCGATATGGTCCGGGCGCTCTTCGAGCAAGGGATGCTGGATGGTGTGAGCTTCGGCTTTATGGTTGAGTCAGCCACGCCCATCAACCCCAAGGACCCCTTCGGCGGGCAGTACCTTGAGGGACTCACCCCCATCGAAATCACGCTTACCCCCACACCCGCCAACCCGGCGGCTCGGGTCGCTTTCGCCAAGGAGTTCGTTCCGCTGTTCGCGGCTGCCCAGTCGGCGGCAAGCATTTACCAGCGCAGCGCCTACTCCCAATTGCACTCCCCGCCGCGAGTCAGTGGCACGCCCCCCAGCACCCCGCCCCCCACTACTCGGAGCACCAACACCATGACCACAGCCGACAAAATCAAAGCCAAGCAGCAGGAGATCCTGTCCCTGCGCGACCAGATCACCGCCGTCACCAACGACATCGATGGCACCGGCGCCCTGACCGACCCGCAGACCGAGGCCCTGGCTGAACTGTCCGCCAAGCTGGACCGCGCCACCGGCCATCTGCGCACCCTGGAGGCCACCGAGGCCGTCATTGCGCGCTCGCTGGGTGACCTTCCTGAGCCCCAGGGCGGCACCAACCCGGTCCCGCGTATCCAGGTCCGCACCAACCGTCCGAAGGGCCATGCCGCCTTTGCAGCCATCGCGGCCATCGTCAAGGGCTTCGGCCTGCGGCAGGACCCGGCGCAGATTGCCGAGGCTACCCACCGCGATGACCCGGAGATCGCCCACCTGGTCCGCGCGGCCACCGCTCCCGCTACTACGACCCACTCCACCTGGGCCGCGAACCTCGTGGAGCAAGCCTGGGGCGACTTCATCGAGCTTCTGCGCGACACCAGCATCTACATGCAGGTGCCCGGGCGGCGCATGGACATCAGCCTGACCACCAACCTCCCGGTCAACAACGGCCGCGGCACGCTGTCTGGCGGGTTCATCGGAGAGAACGGGGCTATCCCGGTCAAGTCCGGCAACATCGGCACCACCAGCCTGTCCCCGAAGAAGCTGGCCGTCATCTCCAGTTACACCAAGGAGCTGGCGCGTCGCTCGATGCCGTCCATCGAGTCCATCGTCCGGGACCAGATCCTGGTGGACACCACCGAGACCCTGGACACGCTGTTCCTGGACAACCAGGCGCGTACCGCGATTCGCCCTGCCGGCCTTCAGGACCCAACGGAGACGGGCGCCGGCAACATCAATGCCGTTACCAACGTGGCTACCGGCGCGCATGGCTCAACCGTCGAGGAAATCCTGCTCGACGTGGACGCACTTCTGGGGCGTGCCGAGGCCATCAAGGCGACTGGCGGCGTGTGGCTGATGAACCCGGCCCAGGTCCGCGGTCTGCGCAACAAGCAGGACGCCACCACCGGCGAGTTCGTTTTCCGCGACTCGATCGACTCTGGTCGGTTCGAGGGCATCCCTATCGTCCAGTCCACCAACGTCACCGGCGGCATCGTCTCCTACGTGTCTTCGGATGCGATGGGCTTCGGGCAGGAGCTGTCTCCGTACTTCGAGATGTCGGACTCCGCTACCCTGCACTTCGAGGACACGTCCCCGGCGGCCATCGGCACCGTGGCGACCCCGAACGTGGTGGCGGCACCGACCTACTCGCTGTTCCAGCAGGACGCCTTTGCGCTCAAGATGGTCTGGACCCTGGACTGGCGCATCCTGCGCAAGGCCGGCGTGCAGGTCCTCACTGGGGCGACCGGCTGGTAAGGTAGACTCCCGCAAAGCAATCAACCGGGGCCGCGAGGCCCCGGTTCCACACAAGCAGGAGACCCCCATGGCCTACACGTATTGGTTCGTCAAAGCGGTGGCCCCGACTCCGGGGTTCGACGCGCTTCTCAAGCCCACCACCCTGAACCCTGGGCAGAAAGGACGGATGCTCTGCGCCGACGCGGAGGCCGCCGCCGCCGCTGGTCGGGTAGAGATGCTATCCCCCGGCGGCATGGCGGCTCTGACCACGACCCCGGCGCCGGCTCCAAACGATCCGCGCGTGGAGGCACCTCTTGATCCCTCCGTGCTGCCCTCTCCCGTACCCCTGCCCCGAGGCCCCCAGGCGCGTAAGTCGGCCTGACCCGCATGGGCGCGCTCGCCAAACTGCGCAGTCTGTTCCACCGTAAAGGCTGGAACGGCGACCCTTGGGCGCCCATCTCGCAGCCGTGGAACGTGTGGCAGATGTTCCCGTCCGCCGGGCGCGCGGATGCCGGCTCCTACGGCCCGGTCTACGCTTGCTGGGCCATCCTGGCGCAAGAGGTCTCGCGCATTCCACTCAAGCATCTGGTGTTCGACGACGATGGGGCGGCGACGCCCGTCTACAATCGCGCCCCGGCCCGGGTCTTGCGCGTCCCGAACGCCTACCAGACGCGCTCAGACTTCCTGATGTACCTGATGCGTTCCTTGCTTTCCGAGGGCAACGCCTATGCGCGAGTGACGCGCAACAATCGCTTCGAGATTTCGGCCCTGTACCCGCTCAACCCGCGGCAGTGCCGCCCCTACAAAGACCCCCAGACCGGGGACATCTACTACCAGTTGTCCACCGGCGACGAGAAGGACCCCGTCTGGGTCCCCGCCCGGGACATGCTGCATATCCGCCTGTTCACGCCCACGGACCCGCTCATCGGGGAGACGCCCCTGGTGGCGGCTGCGCTGACGGTCCAGGCCGGCACCGCCATCAATGGGCAGGTAGCCTCGTTCTTCGGCAACATGGCGCGGCCCTCCGGCATCATCCGCCACCCGGGCACGCTTCAGCCGGACGCCATCCAGCGCATCAAGACGCGCTTCAAGGAGGCGTCCAGCAACGTCAACGCGGGTGACCCCATCGTGTTCACCGAAGGCATGGAGTGGGAGTCCCTCACCATGTCCGCGGTCGATGCCGAGTTGATCGCGTCGGCCCGGTTCTCCCAGACACAGATCGCCCAAATCTACCGCGTGCCGCCGTTCATGTTGGGCGACATGGAGCAGGCCAAGTTCGCGTCCGTCGAGGCCATGACGCGCTGGTTCGTGAACAGTGGCCTGGGCTTCTACCTCGATCACATCTCAGACTCGCTGACCAAACTCTTCGAGTTGCCGGCCGGCGAGGAAATCGAGTTCGACTACGAGGCCGCGCTGTTCCGCTCCGACTTCAAGGAGTTCATGCTCGCCTTGGAAGTGGGCACGCGCTCCGGCGTCCTGAGCCCCATCGAGGCGGGCAAGATGCGCCGGCTGCCCCCGGTGGAGGATGGTGACGCCCCGCGCGTGCAACAGCAGTTGGTGCCGCTGTCCTATGGCGCAGAGATGCAGCCCCCGGCCAATACGTCAGCGCCCTCCGCATCTGCCGAGCCGCCTGACGCCCCCGACACGCCCGAGCCCGCCCCGGATGAGGAAGAGGCCAAGGCCGTCCGCATCGAGCTGATGCGCCGCCGCATGCTGGGAGTGACCGCATGACCCCGAAGGACGAGATTCTCGCTGCGGTCGCTGCCGCCATCGCGGACCTACGCAAAGAGCACGCGGCAGACCTTGCTGCCCTGCGTCAGGACTTCGAGGCCCGCGCCGCGGAGACCCAGGCCGCCTACCTTGCGGACGTGACCCGGGTCGATACCAGGGTCTCGACCACGATTGACGCGCTGGCCGCATCCATTCAAGCCGCGCAGACCCACGCCGTCACCCGCGAGGACATCGACGCCGCGGTGCAGCCCCTGGTGGGCCAACTCACCGAGCGCTTGGCCGCGGTGGTCGCCACCACGGCGGAGCACCTGGCTGAGGTGCGCGAGGCCCAGGACGCGCTACGCGCTGACCTCGATGCGCACGCCACCCTGGCGGCCCTCACCCTCGAAGAGCAGCTTGCCGCGGCTGTGGCGCCCCTCCAGGAGGCCCTGGGGGCCCTGGCCACCCGGGAGCACGTCACCGAGGCCCTGACC